GGCGGCTACGGCAATGATAACCTCGCCGCCTACTTGGGCGTGGATAAGGTTATCACGCCTGATTGGTGGACTGATGCCGATGACGCTAAGACTCGCGCAGTGATTATTGTGCCGGAAGCTTTCGGTGTGGTTGGTGATACGTCTATCGGTGCTTTCACCAATTTCGCTCTGAAGACTAACGAGCAGGAATATCTGTCGGAGATTTTCGCGGGTGGTGCTTTGATGAAGGTTAAGAGTGCTGGCGTGCTGACTCCGAAGGCCGGGGAGTGACCGACTAACTAACGGGGTAGAGTTAAATACTCTACCCCTCGTTAATTAAGGATTGAATATGACTAACATTTATGCTCACATTTCTGACGGTGACGCGCCTAAGTCTCAGCATGTCACCGAGGTTAGTTTCGTGGATGAAAAGGGTGCGCACATTAATATTGGTGCTGGCGCCGGTGGTGGCATCGCACAAGTCGCGCATGACAATAGTCTTGCAGGAGACGGAACTAGTACTAGCCCGCTCAAGCTGGGCGACAGTATCAGCGCCCAGTTGGGGGATACGGAAACCGTGCTCACGAATCTCCGCAAGCTTACCAAGTTGCAGAGTGACGCGGAACTGGCGGACGTTATCACCACTGTGAACGCGATTCTTGACGCCATCAAGCCCACCGTGTAAACGGTAGAATAGTAGGGGTATCCCAAATGTGGGGTGCCCCTTTTCGCATATTTGGAGGAAAAATGTCTTTTATCCCGATTGAGAATATTGGTGGCGATAATGCTAGTAAATGGTTGCCGACTATACTGCCCGCATTGCAGAAACTTTTATGTGGTGCGATGGTGTCTCAAGCTACCGGAGTCAACCCAGCCATCGTGTGTGAAGATGGGCAAACAATTGTGCTCCCAGCATGGTATAGCAGTATCGCCAAAGTGACGGTTAACGATAATCCAGTCGCATTCACGTTCAACTCGACTGTTGGCGACATGGATTACATTACCGGCCAAGTAGAACAAATGTACGGCAACACGCTCACCCTCGAAACCAAGGCACAGCCGGGCACTGTCGTAACCGTCACCGGAACATATGGTTTCGATACTCTCCCGGCTAGTCTGCAAGCCGTGTTGTCAGGCATGGTTAGTGCAATGCAACGACATGCGGACGAAACGGATATTATCACCAGCAAGAGTATCGAAGACGTTAGCGTATCCTACCAACGTAACACCTCCACCGACACGCTCACTCAAGCAATCCAACCATATCTTAGCGTTATCAACATGTGGAGTCTCTGCGAGAATCCGTTAGGTGTGGGAGGTATCGCGACACCCAACACACTCCCAGTAGTACCGTATTGGATTGGAGACGGTGATGGTCTTGGATTGTAATCCTTTTACCCTCTTCCCCGACCAAGTGGAAACCGTCGGACTATGGAAGTATGCGAGTAGTGAACGAAACAACAAGAAGCTAGCAGACGTACACGCGATAATCAAACGTTCCACCAACTCGGACGCGTTCGGCGATTATGGTGTACGTATCGCTACTCGCCGATTCCACCTGCAAGTCGAAGACATACCAGCAGACCTGCGAGACCCCGACATGCTGTTAGACCTGATAGTCAAAACCAAAAACCGGGCGTTCAAAATCACTCAAGCAAGTCAAGGCGACGACATGACCACCGGGAAAACACGATTCATCACCGTCTACGCCCAACCATACGGAAGGAGCACCATATGAGCCTACGCGTCACAATCAATAAAGGCGTGTACGAGCAAGGCCGTCAAGTCATGCGCAATGGATTAGACCGCATGCTCACCGGCATACACAAGGACGCTGTAACCAACGCTCCAATCGGCAAAGCACCCGAAGACAAACACCCCGGACGATTGAAAGACTCAGGACGTTTCAAACTCCAAGACATGAAAGGCTATGTCGCCTTCGGTGGCGGCAGCGTCCCATACGCCAAACGACGAGAATACGAAAACCATCGACACCCCGGCACAAGATTCTACCTGCATCGTGCAGTAGCTAAAGCCCAAGCCCACGCGGACAATTACTTCCAAAGGATACTAAAATGATTGAACTGGCAGTAGCATTAGACCTAGCAGAACACGGCTTCGGCACCTATGGGGAAACCATCTTCGTAAACGAAAGCCCCATATTAGACACTGGCGCAGTCAGCAGTAAAGATGGCATATGGATAACCTCAACCACAGTAAGCAACGGCAACGGGCATTATACTGACCAACTCACAGTAAGCACACGCTTCTACGATGTAATCCGACAAGGCGAATACCTACTAAAACTCATGGAATACATCAACACACAGTTGGTAGACCAATGTACGCTAAGCTGTCAACCCGAAAGCCCAATAGTGTACGAGAAGTTAAACATAAGCCCAGCAAGCAGTATAGACCTAGACGCAGTAGACAATGAAGGCCACTACGTGAAAAGCATCCACTTCACCATAACCTACCCACTCCCAGATTTAAGTGGGGTAAAAGTGATAAACTAGGAAGCAAGCAGAAAACGATAACCATTCTCAATAAGGAGTAACACAATATGGCTACCACAGACTACAGTCTAATCGGCAAGAAAACCGTATACATCGGGCAAGAAGAATTCGCACCCGAACTCGTCGGCTCCGATGGTATCACCATCACACTCACCCCAAACACGGTGGACGTGGAAAGTCAAGCCGGAACTATTAGTATTCCTACCGGCACCTATAGCGAAATCAGTGCCACTATTCCACTCATCATTCCGAACATGGCAGTGCTTGGCCGCATCTTTCCAAGTCTTGCTACTAAGGGCATGGCAGGCACCAAGGTCACTTTCGGTGCGGGAGAATGCTCCGCAATCACTAGCGAGCCTATCGTTATTCATAACACTTGTGACGCAGATAGTACTAACGACGTGTATATCCCCGCCGCTCTAATTCAAAACGGTGGCGAGTTCACTATCGGTAGCACGAGTGACCCGGTGACTATCGAACTGAACGTTACCATGCTCCCGGACGAGAAGGGTTACGTTAACTTCGGTTGCAGTGACCCGTCTAAGCGTACCAAGTATGACCCGGAACAGCAGCAGTACGTTGACGTGGCGGACTCGACAAAAGCCAACACCGTCCAGAAGTAAGGAGCCTAAACCATGTCTGAAATCGTCACTATCGATACTCGCGAACAAACCGAGGAACACACCTTCAAACTGATTACCTCCAATAATCCAGAAGGCATCGTGTTCACTGTGAATCCTATGGGCGCGGGCACTTACCTGAAGTTCATGGACAAGGTGAAAACGCTTCAGGCGTTGAACGCTCAGGACATGAGTAGTAAGCAATTGTTGAAGATTCAAAACGACTTGTGCAATCTGCTTATCCCGCTCGTCTCCCCGACCGACGAGTTTAAAACGTGGGCTGAGGAAGCGGAACAGAAATACCCGCTAGCATATCAGGCGGTTATGCGGCAGATTATGCGTTTCGTTTTCGGCAAAACGTATTTCTAACGGGGGTAGTCAATGACGGTGCATAAGGTCATTGACGATTTTACGCCGGAGCAGTTAGCGAAGCTTAAAGCCATGCGGCAGGCTGAAAGCAAGTCTAAGGCTTCGGCGTTTTTTCGTGATGATGAACTACTACTGGCCGAGTTCGGCAAATATTACGGTTGGCAGGCTGTCCGAGACGTGCTAGCTGACGAGGTGAGTTACGAGACTTTCATAGCCTTACTTAACGCTGGGCGGAGTCTCGCAATCCGAGAACGCATACTACACGTGAATGACATGTATGTTGCGTTTGGTGCGTCGCAAGCCAAAAAGGGAGACAAAGTGTTGAAACAATATGTGAAACAGTTGGAACGGAGTATGTGATATGGCGCAAGCGGGTGAGATTCGTTTCGATGCCATTATCGACACGAGCGGCTACGAAAAAGGCGTGAAGGACATCCAGAACGCTACCGACGAGATTAAAGAATCAGCGGAGCAGGCGGACAAGGCCACCGAAGATGTTGGCAAGAACGGTGGTAAGAACGCGCCAAGTATTAAGGACGCGTTCAGTAAAACGTTCGACGGGATTAGTGACCTTGCGGACGGATTAGGCTTGAGGCTACCTAGCAAGCTTGTGAAAGTCGCGAGTATTGGTGGCGCTCTTGCCGCTGTGGGTGGCGTGTTCAAAACCGGTATTGACTCGGCGATTAGTCAGATTGATGTGCAAGGCACTTTGGACGCCCAACTGGGTAAGGGTAGTGTGGCCGCTCAAAACGCTGGCAAGGTGGCGGGCGAACTCTACCGGCAAGGCTGGGGTGAGAGTTTGGAAGACGTGGCTAATGTCGCGTCTAATGTCAGTCAGGTGATTCGTGGTATCGGTGATGGTGATTTAAACACTGTCACGAAGGCTACGGAAGTGTGGGCTCAAACGTTTGACGCGGACGCGGGTGAGAGCGTACGTGGTGTGAAAGTCCTTATGGAAAAATTCGGTTTGAGCGCTCAGGATGCTACCGACCTTATGACCAAGGGTATGCAGAATGGTCTGAACTATACGGACGAACTCGCTGATAATCTTAGCGAGTATGGTGGCCGGTGGGCTGAAGCCGGTACGTCCGCGCAAGAATATTTCTCACTGCTTCAGGCTGGCGTGGATAGTGGCGCCTACCAACTGGACAAGGTGGGAGACTTCCTTAATGAGTTCCTTACCTCTCTGACGGACGGGCGTATCGAGCAGAGTATTGGAGAGTTTTCGAAGGGAACTCAGGACGTTTTCAACAATTTCAAGAGTGGTAAGGCCACTGCGGAAGACGTGTTGAATGCTGTTATCGGTGAACTGGGCACCATGACCGATAAAACCAAGGAAGCTAGTCTAGCGTCAACTTTATGGTCTAGTCTTGGTGAGGATAATGCACTTGGTATGATTGAAGCTCTCGGCAACGTGCCGAACAGTTATGAAAATATCAAGGGTGCTACAGATGAAGCCGCAGACAGCACAATGAGCATCGGTAAACAGTGGGAAGCGTTCAAACGTACCATGAGTGGCACACTGGGTGACGCGTTCACACCATTTGTTAAGGGCTTCTTAGACGGTTTGACTGATATGACGAAGAAGTTTACCGACTTCGTTAATAACACTGATTGGAGTGGGTTAGCCAATATTCTGGGTAGTGTTGGTAGTGTTGTCGGCAAGGCGTTCGAAGCAGTCGGCAATTCAATCCAGCCAGCGCTTGACCTCCTGAAAGCATTTTCCGATTGGTTTAGTGCGAATAGTACGTGGATTGTTTCGGCACTTGTTGGTATCGGCGCCGGTTTTGCCGTGTTCAAGACAGCGCAAATCATTAGTACCGTGGCCGGTTTTCTTCAGTCGTTCAGTCTTGCGGAGACTGCCGCCACAGTAGCGCAATGGTTGTTTAACGCGGCTATGGCGGCTAATCCGATGGTGTTGGTTATCACGCTATTGGCGGCGCTTGTGGCTGGGTTGGTTTACTTTTTCACGCAGACTGACGCGGGTAAGCAAGCATGGCAGGACTTCTGTCAGACCATGCAAGACTTGTGGCAAAACCTTTGCGACTTCTTCCAAAACATTTGGGATAGTATCACCAAGTTTTTCACCGACGCCGGAACAAATATTACGAACGCGTGGAATGCTGTCACTGATTGGTTTAGTGGTATCCCCGGTAGAATCAAGGGTTTCTTCAATGATATTGGCGCATGGTTCGGTAGTAAGTTCCAAGAAGCAAAGGATGCGATTGTGAACAGATTCAATGAGGCTGTGGGGTTCATCACGGGTATTCCCGGCAGAATCAGGGATTGTTTCAATGGCGCGGTGAATTGGCTTAAGGATGCTGGCGGTAATATCGTTCGCGGCTTGTGGAATGGTATCAGTGACATGTTTAATTGGGTGCGTAATAATATTCTTGGCTTCGGTAAGAATATCGTCAAGTGGGCTAAGCAAGCGTTGGGTATTCACTCCCCGTCGCGAGTCATGGCCGAAGAGGTTGGCAAGTATATTCCGTCCGGTATCGAAATGGGTATCAAGGCTAACACTAGTGGTTTGATGGACTCGTTGGACTCGTTGAGTTTGGATATGGTTGACGCTGTAAAGGTGCCGACTACTACTACTGGCTCACTGCCGGTGTTTGATAGTTCTGCTAGTGGTGTCACGTCCGCGATGCCGCAGACTAGTATTGTTATTCAAAGTATGCAGGTGCGTTCGGATAATGATATTCGTCTGATTGCGCAAGAGTTGAATCGTTTGCAACGTCGTGACTTGAAGAGGGTGTGAAATTGGGACTCGTTTTCAATAACACTGATTTGGCTACCGTCCTACCTGATACCGTGCTTTATATTGGTAACGTTACGGGGCGTGAGTTCGTAAGCCCGGACGTTACCACGGTAGCGTATAAGGGCGCGCACGGTAGCCGATTCGTAGGCAATCGTTATCCCGCGCGTGATATTCAAGTGGAAGTAACCGTTATCGGCTATTGTTCCCAAATGATGCCATCTTACGCGTCTAAGCTTATGAGCGTGCTTGCTACCGACGTGCCCGCTAGCCTGTCTTTCAGTGACCAAGAGGGCACGTATCAGGCTATCGTTAGTGCGATTGACTTGGAAGAGCATGAGACTTACGCGACCGGTACTATCACGTTCACGTGTCCTGACCCGTTCCGTTATGGTGCCCTGTATGATATTGATTTCGACACGCTCCCGACTGACACGTTGCACACCAATTACAATGTCGAACCGGTTTTTAATCTTGTGGTGAACAAGTCCGCCAACAATTTCAGTATGAATGTTAACGGCTACGTGCTCACTTTGGACATGCAAGTCGCTCAGGGTGACGTGATAGTGGTCAACAGTGAGACGCGTACTGTTACCGTCAATAACAAGCTGACAGTATTGGAAACGTCCGGCACGTTTCCGAAATTAAGGCAGTCGGGAAATACGGTTAGGTTCTATCCTGACTGTGGTGGCAATGGTTCGTATACTGCTAGGTGGCTGTGATGCTGACAGAAGACACTATCACCCTTGTGGGATTGCAAGGGCATGAACTTCGTACGCTCAGCCCGCGCGCGGAATGGACGTTCGACCAACGTTCCGACTCCACTAATCAGCTCACCGTCACTGTTGGCACGGATGAAGCAACCGACGTTGTGGGCGACATGGAACTATTATTCCAACACCGTCGATTTGTCATTAACGAAGTGAACCGCACGCGCGACACGGAGACGTGTGAGATTATCGCGGATGAAGCGCAGGCTGAAATGGCTTCAATCGAGGTTGAGTCATTCCAAGTTGAGAAGGCGAAGTTGAGCGCGGCAGTCACGCAATTGTTGTCTAACACGCTTTGGACGGTTGGAACGATTGAGGATGATACGCGCACGATTTACGCCGACCTGCAAGGCAAGAAGGTCACGGAATTGTTGACGTGGTTGGCGAATCAGTCTAACCAAGTGTTATCGTTCGATTCCGCGCATCGTAAAGTTTCGTTTATCAAACGGGATATGACGCCTTCCGGTGTCGTGTTTAATTATGATGTCAACATGGCGAATCTTAAGAAGACTGAGACGCCGCCGACTTGCACGGTATTGCATCCTATCGGCGCCAACGGGCTGACTGTGGCGAACGTGAATCATGGCAGTGAGTTGGTTGAGGACTTCGGCTGGTACACGTCTTTGGGCATGAGTGAGAATGAGGCGCGTGCCCGATTCACGAAACGGCAGGAATGGCAGGACGAACGTTACACCGTCGTGCAGAATCTACTGGATGATGCGAGGAAGAAACTCTCCGTGTCCGCCTATCCGACGCTATCTTACGATTTAACAGCTGTTGACGGTATCAGTGATTTACGTTTGGGTCAGCAAGCGTACGTTTGGGATAATGTTCTTGACGTGCGCGTGTTGACAACGGTTAGTGTTATTCACACGTCCAGCGTTCACGATGACGATAGTGTGACATTGGATTACGTGCCACCATCGTTTACGATTGCTACCGATGATACTACCGGCGATACTACATCCACGACGGAGGCTAGCGTATTCCAAGCATTCAACGACACGGAATATGCGCTAGGTGATACGGCCACGCGAGTCCTGCCGTTGAGCATCAATGTTTACTCGGATACCATACTTGAGTGCAATCTATGTCTAACAGTCAAAACCACGACTGCTGGACTGCTTGAAGGCTATTTTCTTTTGAACGGTGAGAAGGCGGGCCCGCGTATCATGCAGACATGCGCGGAAGGGTATGTCACTATCGGACTCCCATTCCTGATTACAAACGTTTCGAGCAATGACCAAACCACGCTTGACTTGTATCTTAAGCATGGTGGGGCTGGTAGTCTCGCTATCAATGACGCGCAAATTTATATTTCAGCTAAGGGTGCGTATGGTGGTGTCACTAACGAACGTCCTGACCGGCGTGTGGTTGACGCTGTGGAACGTTTTAAACGCGAATGGCGTAACGTTGAGGGTGCAACGTCTATCATATTCCCGGAACGTAACGACACTACTGTTGCTGAAACTGTGGAACGGTTTAAGACGGAGTGGCGTGAATCTGAAGACGTTGTTAATCCGATTGTGTGGCTTGAGGATAAGACGCTCACAATCACTAACGCCGAGGATGATGCCGTGTTTACGCTTATTCTGCCGGACAAGAGTCAACGTGAAATGTCTGCTGTTGTTGACGGGTCTACCTCGTTTGACTTGAGTACGCTTGGTTTGTCCGGTTCGACTAAAATTGAGATAAAGGAACTTGACGTGAGTGTCACGGTGAAGCTTTGAAAGTGAGGGAAAATATTTTGAACGAGTCAGTGGAACGGTTGAATATCATGCCGCATGTGAAAGGTCACGTGGCTGTTGATGTGATGGAGGACGGGCGGATTGCAACCCATGCTGAGCATGATAATTACGTTAGCCCGTTCGTTTATGACGCGTTACGCAAGTACGTTAACGCACATTTCATGATGTTGCATGATGGACCGATGTTGTACAATCGAAGTTCATTTGACCAATATGCGCTGAATAGTGCGTTTATCCTGACAGACTACGCGGGGCCTGTCAATACTCGGGAACGTGTGATTCATGGGACTCCACTGAGCTACGGTTATCACCAATATGTTTCCAATAATGCGAATGAGTGCAGTTTCAATCAGGATGAATCATATCGCAAGGCGAACTCGTTGCGTTTCGTGTTTGATTTTTCAACATCGCAAGGCAATGGCACGTTCCAAAGCATTTATAGTGGCCCATCCACGCGTAATCCAGAATATTATGCAGGATACGACCTTTTGGTCAGTGATGATGCTTATTGGCCTGCTACTTACTGTGATGGCAAAATTTACGTGTCGGACGAGGATAGTCTTACCGCGTTCACGGTGGATGATTGGATTACACGACTTAACGGTGGCGCGTGGGATAGGCAAACCGTGCGAGTTCCTAACGTCGGATTATACAGAAGTACATGTTTAACCGCGTATAACCATTCTATTTATTGGGCTAACGCCCAGTCTGTTTACAGTGCGCCGGTGTCTGATTTAACTAACGTGACAACGCATAATATCGGAGATTATTGTGAATCGATTTCTTACTCCGCGATTCGTAACTCGTTTTTCATCTCTATTTCGCAAACCGAGGTAAAGGAATATTCAACCTCGTTCGAGTTTAAGAAAACCTTCACTGGCAATTATGGGAGTTCTTATATTTCTGCCATGCCGGAGGAAAACAGTATCCTAATCGGCACTCGCGTATATGATATTGATGATAATGCCAACGCGTTGAGACCATGCGCCCGATGGCAAAGTATAGGAAACTTTTATAGCATGTCGTTTATAAGCGGGTTCGCGTTAGCCCAGGGCGGTCCCTTGAATACTGGGTTGTATCTTGGCACCCAGTATTTCAGTCGTGCCCGATTGGATAAGCCGGTGACGAAGAACAGCAGGCAGACAATGAAAATCACTTACGATTTCAACATGCCCCCGATTGATTGGGAACATTGATGGGAACGGCATTATTGTGCGCCATCCTCGGCAGTCAGACGGTGACTATTGTCGTGCAATGGGTGTTAAGCAAAATCGATGCGAAACGCAATCCGTTACGCGAGGGTGTGAAAGAACTCTTGTTTTGCAAGCTGAAGCAGTTTGACGAACAGCGGGAGTATAACGGGTTCGTTCCAATTGCGGATAAGGAAACCGTTGAACGTGTCTACACCGCCTATCATGCTTTAGGGGGTAATGGTGTTGGTACGGAGATAGCGAATAAGATTCGTGCTTGCGCGAGTAGTAGGGAGGAAAAATGAAACGAACACCGAAGCATAAGCGTATCAAGCGGAGCATGGTCAAGCCGGTTGCCGGTTTGACATTGAGCACAGCTATCATGCTCGCGCCTAGCGTGGCTATGGCGGATATGAACGGTGTGGATGTGAGCGGTTGGCAACCGGCTAACATTACGCGCGTTATCCCGGCTGATTTTGCTATCGTCAAGGCCACCGAGGGTGTGGACTTCACTAACGGTTCGTGGGTTAGTCAGATTACTGGCGCTATCGAAACTGGCAAGCTTCATGGATTGTACCATTATGCGAATGGTGGCAGTGCGATTGCGGAAGCCGACTACTTTGTTAACACGGTGGGCTCTTATGTTGGCCGTTCCATGCTCGTGTTGGACTGGGAGAGTTACCGTAATGTCTCGTGGGGTAATGGTAATTGGGTTCGCGAGTGGGTTAATCGCGTGCATGAACGTACTAGTGTTTGGCCGGTGGTTTACGTGCAAGCGTCTGCCGTGTGGCAGATTCCGCAGGACGTGCGTCAACATTGCATGCTGTGGAAGGCGCAGTATGCGAGCAATGCCGTTACCGGTTATCAGTCTCAGCCGTGGAATGCTGGCAGTGCTGGCGAGGGCATGTTGCAATACACGTCTCATGGCATGTTGAATGGGTATGGTGGGTTCCTTGACCTTGACTTGTTCTTCGGTGATAAAACTGCTTGGGGGCGGATTGCTTGCGGTGAACGTAGTGGGTGCGTACCTAATTCGTTTGCTAATACTGGCACCACTACCACGGTGAAGCATGATACGCCGAACACTACGTCTAATGGTGATGTGAATCAGATGGCGAACGACGTTATCGCGGGCAGATACGGTAATGGTGCGACGCGTCGCGCACTCTTGGGCGGCTATTATGATTCGGTTATGAGGATTGTGAATAATCGTTTGGGATGCGGTACGGCTCAATCCTCTGCGCAATGCGTTTACGTCCAGTCTGGTGACACGTTGAGTTCGATTGCATCACGCTATGGTGGCAGTTGGAATGAGTGGACGGGCTACCGTAGCGGCAATCCGAACATCATTTATGCTGGTGAGCGTGTTTGCCGTCGCAGTTCTAGCGTTTCCACTGGTGGAGCACGCCGTTATACTGTGCGGTCTGGTGACACGTTGAGCGGTATCGCGTCACGATATAAGATTAACGTGGGTCAGATTAAGGGTTATCGTTCAGGCAATCCTAACGTGATTTACCCGGGTGAAACCTTGTATTGGTGATTGGAGTAAATTATGGACATTACTCAGGCTGAGACTATCGCGGTTGCTATCGTCGGTTTGGTTGTTCCCGTGTTCGTGCAGGTTGTTAAACCTATTCTGCCGGATAACATGACCGCCTTGTTTAGTCTCGCGGTCAGTATTGTGTTGGGCATGTTGGCTATCGCGGCGGTGGGCGGTTTTAATCACGGTTATACGTGGGGTGTGCTGCTTGTTGCTGTGGTGGGTGTCTCTCAGACGGTTTACACTGCTGTCAATCAGGTGATGGGCGGCAAACTTGGTAAAACGTTCGTTGACGAAAATAAGTTGCCCTAGTATAATGTGAAGTGCTGAAAGTTTTGGCGATTGACTTTTAGTGCTGTCATTGATAAAGCCGCACGGGTTCATCTTCTTCCCCGTGCGGCTTCTCCTTTTTTAAATGGTTTTCAACCCGTCCCACGTTTGAACTGGAATGTTTTCAGGTCTGGCGAAACCTGACACGATTAATCCCAGTCGTTCGGCTTCCTTCACATTCTCATGTACCCACCCGTGGCAACCGGTTGTGCCTGACCCGCAGAGGGTTATGAGGTTTGGACTGGAATGCATTTCAGTGTATGGGTGCGAGCGTAGTCTACGGTGGTGGATGGAGTAGCCGAATGGTGTGTATCTCACGTCCCGCCCGCATCTCACGCACCGGTAGTGGTCGCGTTCCAACACGAGTTGACGTGTTTCTTCGGTCGGGTTTTTCTCTTTTGGCTTGCCTTCTTTCGCTAGCATTATTCCTCCGATTGCTCCATACAAAATTCTGCTAATTGCGCGAGTACATTCCAAACATGACGTAGCTGTCCTTGCTGAGGGTTGCGGCTTCCCCAATCGTGTAGGTTTGGTTTTCCTTATTGGTGGTGTAGCGTAGTTTTTCTTCCACCATTGATTCGGCTAGTTCAACGCTGACAGGCACGATAAATTCTGGCATTTTTTTCATTTTGGTTCCTCTCTTGGTTGGAATGATGCGACTTGTTCGCCTTCATCGTCAAAAATGGTTGCGGTTTCTCCGTGTTCCACTGTTTTTCTTGCCACGGCTACGGCTTGGCTGAATGTGACGCATACATAATCGACACCGTTGAATCTTACTGTATACATGTTTTATTCCTTTCGTTAGTTGTGTCCCGCCCTTGCGGGCGGGGCGGTTGTTTAAAGATATTTTATTTCTGCCTCGTAGACTGCGCACTGGTCTAATCCTTGATGCCATGTGAAATCGTCTACAAGACAGACTCGGCCGAACGTGAAATCTTCGTCGCGCTTGAGGATGTTGCGCATGTTTGCCAATTGGTTTTTAAATTCCACTGCTTCGCTGTGGAAATCGTAGACTTCTCCGGTTTCTTTTATTACGAGACGTTGTGTGCAGATGCGATAGCTGAGGTAGATGATTGCGGTGGTCATTTTGGTTTGTCCTTTCTTAGTTGGTAATTACATAATACATCATTGTTGAGTGCGACACGCCGACGTTCGACAAACACGCCCCAGCACATAGGAATTTTCAGCGGCACCAACCGGGACACGCGATAGTCAGCGCCATAACGCACTTCAGCAAGCCGAGCAATAACCGCGTGCGCTCTCTCCCTTGCTTCGGCAATCCGCTTGTCATAGCCACGCTTGCGCTTCTGCCAACCGTCGCTAGTCCTCTCATATACCTCCCATACGACACCGTTTTCCGAATAATGAGACTGCACGCGATAATCGTAAGCGTCAACGTTCCTATATTTCACCATATCCCCCTTTTTAGTACATTTCCGCGATGTGTCGAGTGAACGCGCATACGCTGACTGCCGTCATATAGCCGCGTAATCCCGTCTTCCTCGCCATGAGAAGCCACACGGGGAAAGTGATGAATGGTGCGAGACACCAACCACATGTAGCGAGATTACGCAGACTGAAGGCTTGCAGTGCTTCGCGTCTCTGCCCCTTCGTTTCGTACTGCGTTTCGACTGTGTTGAGAGCGTCTAACCATACTCTGCGCACATTCTTTAAGGACATGCCGAAACCGTCCGTTGTCTGGATGCAAGTATTGAGGTACCCGGCGACTAGTCCGGCCTGCACTGCCTTGTTCATTTCTTTGCTCCTTTGCGGTAGACGTAGAGTGCCGCCAGCATGCACGCGACACCGATAATATTGATGAAGTTCATGTTTTCGTTCGCGGATAATACGATTCCGAAGAGAAAGAGTATTGCCACGAAGCCGTCGTTTTTGTTCATTGCTGGTTCCTTTCGATTGGTGCCCCGCCCTTGCGTGCGGGGCGGGGTGGTCATTCTCCGATGATTTCCGCAAACTTGTCGGTGAGCCACTTGAGGTATTCTTTTCTGGTGTTGAACTTGCCTTGTGCATGTTCGGTACCGTTCCACCATGTTTCGACGTTTACCGTGCCGTCTTCGTTGGTGGTGGCCTTGATGTTGTATCCCTTGAAGCAGTTGGTTTCGGTGCTCATTTTGTTTGTCCTTTCTTTGTTTGGTAATTACATAATACACTACTTGTGTACACGACACGCCGAAAAATAAAAAAAAAGGAATCTACAAAATTTCTTCGTAGACTCCCTGAATTTTCATCGACTGCAATACGCTAAGCACTGCACCTCAAGCGCATCTACATGACGGTAGCACACTCCATCAAACACGAAAAAAGGCGCGGTAGAATACTTGTGAGCCTTGCGCAAAGTCCAGTAACGACTGTTACCCGGCTGAACTACCATGAGAGCAACCATAACGCCCGTTTTCTTCTTGATTCGCACCACCATTTTTCGTAGTCCGTCAATCAATTCCCGGTGCTTGCATCCCGCGCAATCATCGAAAACCGCGTAAATGACACGTCTTGAAATGCTCACCAATCCACACCTCCCAGTTTTTGCAGTCCGTCAATGAGTGCCAATGTCTGCAATTCCTTTGTCTCCTGCGCTTCGATTTCACTTGCAACGCTCTGCCGTTCCACCGCGAACACCTCATGTTGCAGACTGCCATACACCCTATCGTCTAACATGGTGAAATACACCGTGTGCAAGTCAGGGTTGACGACAAAATACTGAAGCACTTGAGACTGATACTGCTCCGGAATGAAGTCGAACTCCCGACGCGTTTCCAGAATCTCCGGGAACAACTTGAGGGCCAACGACTGCAATTCATTCCGCTGACTATTCGGAGTTTCCGAATAGTTGAGCATCTGGTATACGCGGAATGGAACAACCGTTTGAAGATGGTATTTCGTTCCCAGACTTTTCGCTTCGAATGCGAACGTGGGATTATGTTCCAGCCCGTTAAAGGTTCGCGGGTTGGCGTGAGCGTCAGGACTGACCGCAATTCGGTCATCCACGTCACTTACCCACATTCCCGTGTCAAACTCAACTACGTCAGGCGAAATGTCGAATTTTTCGCACGCCATCATGATATTAGTGTTTTCCAAACGGTGACCGCGTTCCATTGGCGGTTCCCCGTCCGGCTGTTCCGCAATCATATCAGCGAGGAACTGCCAAAAATCAAGGTTGACTTTCAACCGTTCGTTATCTCGTTTTGCTTGCCGTGCCTTCTCTCGGTATTCTTCGGCCTTTTCTTCGGTCTTTGCCTTGTCTGCCATGGCTTCGAGTTTGGCTACGTCCTTTTGGGCGTAATGTTCGAGCGCGAGTGTTCCGGCTTTGGTGCCCGTGATTTTACCAATTCGCGCGTCCAACCATGCTTCAGTGTCCTGCGCTTGAGAAACGTTCAGAATCTTCATTTTAGTTTTCCTTTCTTACCGGTAATCCGTTTTCCGTTGTTGCGAGCGTGTATGCTTTCAGTAGTGTGTCCGCTATTTTTTGCCGTCGTGCGGGCGGGATGCGTCTGAGTTTGTTTTCCCAGTGCGCGACTTGGCATTGGCGTACACCGTACATTTTTGCTATTTCACGTTGGCTGATGCCGAACGCGTTGCGCAAATATTTCAACAATTCGCTATCGTCCAAAGAGTCAAGATAAGTATTTCGACTGTTGACGGTGCGGAGATTGTTTTCGTGGTCGAGCGTGAATAGATTACCGTTTTTTGACTGGATAAGGTAGGCGTAAACGTCTTCCTTGATTCGGTATTCTCGCTCTCCGGCGACGGTTTTGAATGTAATGGGCATGGCTCCCGGCCATAGTGTGAGTCTCATTTATCCTCTCTCTCACGCAATCTCTTCAGCATAGAAGACGTATGCGATTCCGTTGACAGTGTTGAATTTTCCCTGCACAACGTCTTTGTAAATTGTCGGTTCGATTTCAGCCAAGTAGAGCAAGTCTAGTGCGGCCTCTCTTGAATTTGGGTAGATTGCGATTTGTGGCGTGTAGTCTTTTAGTTCAATGTCCGGTGAGTCTTCAGCCACTTCGTCGAGCTTGGTTAGTGTATCTTTAAGGAATGTGACGTATTGGGCAAGGGTTATTGTATCTTCCATTATTGTTCCTTTGGTTAGTTGTGTCCCGCCCTTGCGGGCGGGGCTGTGGTTTGGTTTAGAGTGCGTGTTCCTTGAGCAGTTCGGTGAATTCGTCGGAGTCTACCTGCTCATAATCGGTGTAGCCGTTCATGTCGCAAATGTCGCGGAGGTCCTTCGCGGCTCCGTAGGTATCCCAATCGCCGTCATCCTGCCCGCTGTTTTGAAGGTAGTTGACGATGTAGGTTTCTGCTGTGCTGAGGTTGATTTCCATTTTGTTTGTCCTTTCTTTGTTTGGTAATTACATAATACAACAGTTTTGGTTACGACACGCCGGACTAGAGATAATCCATGACAACGAAACCAATACCCGCCAAACCAATAAGGATGTTAGCCAATGCGAGAAGAATCATAAGACTATCCTCGCATTGAAATGCCTCTCCCAAAGCGACAGCGGCCACAATCGTAAGCACTAAGAAGCCACAGAATATAGCAACCTTTTTCACTTATTGCCACCCTTGTTGATAGCCTGACGGAGAAGCATAACGTCATGCTCGGTCAAGTCCTGAGGCTTACGCACCTCATGGCCGAACTGTGATGCCAGAGCGCTGACGTAGAAGCCCAGATTTGTTCCAGCGGCCTGAGCCATGTCGTTAAGTTCGTTGACTTCTTGTGCCGTGGCCTTACGTGGTTGCTTTGGGGTGGAATAGTCGCGCATGGCGGCACCGTCGTCGTCCTTGTCTGGGAAGATACCAAGGGCGGCGTAGAGGGAGTAGCGTCGCGCGTAGGTTACTGCGGAGCCGATTGCCTGAGGGTCGGGCACCACGATGAATGGATAGTCGCCCACGTTCAGGGTTTTTTCGGCGTCGAAAATGATTGTTTCTACCGTACCGTAGCTCACTTTGTCGCCTACCGCGCCCATGCGTACCACCTGTCGGAATGCCAAGTCATACTTGGCGAAAATAGGCTTGATGGTTTTGAGAATGGTAGCAAGATTAAGGTACTTGTAGGTGCGTTGTCCAGCGTTGGCTGTCAGGTCGGTGACGAAGTTGGGGACTTCGTTGAGGACTGCCATATATTTTTCTTCGAGTTTCATTATTGTTTCTTTTCATTAATGGTGCCCCACCCGCGTGGGCGGGGCTGGATGTCGTTTATAATGCGTTTTCGGGGAGGGTGTCGAGGTAGTCTATCGCATCGTACATTCCTTCGGTGGTGTATGGGAAAAGCTTCTCATAGCAGTGACTAGAATAGTGTTGGCCGCGCTTGCGGTAATCCCTGCGAAGTTCTTCGTCGGTCTTGGCGACTTCCCAGTGAACGCGAATTACTCGATGTATGTTTCCCTTGCGGGTAGTGTACACGTCAAGATTTTTAGTGATGTAGAGCTTCTTCTTGGTACCCATCATGTTATCGAAGATTTCGAAGAGGTTGAAGAGGAGGTTTTCGGTGGTCATTTTGGTTTGTCCTTTCTTAGTTGGTAATTACATAATACATCATTG